AACTGGCAGGTGCCTTAACACACACAAGAGGCTTCACGCAGCCCAGGAGATCTGGCGTTTTGCAGCCAGGGTTCGCCAAAGCAGGTTTGAAAAATAAATGAAAATAGTTGTTGACAAGATGTATCCAAAGTGCTTTAATTAACTTAATTAAATAAATGACTATTAGGAGGTCAATATGAAGATAGAAATAAACTTATATGATGAGACAGGTCAACAGGTTGTTGGCAAAGCAATCGAGACAGCTTGTAACAGTCTCATCATTAATGGTCAGCACATCATTTCAAATGGTGGCATTAACTCCGAGATGCGCGAGTTAATGGGTCAGCCAACAGCTGAGCAGATCGGCATGACTTTAGTGCCGCCGCTTGGCAATCCCGATAACATCAACTAAAAAAACCTTGGAGGAATTAGGGGGCATTACGCCCCCTTTTTTATGGGACTCTATTTGTCAGGCAAATCGGATCGGGAATCGGGTCAGGCGGGTGGGGGGGACACAAAAATTGGCTAGACCAGTAGAGACACACACAAGGACAAGATCTCTCTCAAACAAATTTCATTTTTTTTACATTTCATCAAAACAGGTGGTACAATCGAATTATTGTAAAATCGGTTTAGGCAGATCTAAAGATTTATATCTCCTTTATTTCCCCCAAGGATAAGATCTGCCGACACCCACTAAGGATAGAATTATGGATGAAGATATGATGGGTATGGACGTTGCACCTGTAATGATGCCAGACCAACAAATGATGCAAGGGACTCCAGCAGGCCCAACTTTACCTAACGAATTACAACAACAAATTGATAGCTTGAGTGAGCAAGAAAAAGCCGAGGCTAAGGAAGCCCTCATGCAAATTATGAAAATTGTAGAACAAATGATGGCTGAGGGTGCTACCGAAGAACAAGTAGAACAATTCCTCCAGCAAATCGGTATGACTCTTGAAGAGTTAGAAATGGCAGAAGAAATGTTTGGAATGGGCGAAGGCGCACTTGGTTTTACCATCTAATTAATATATTATTTTCAAATGGGATTCTTTAGTAAACTAAAAAAGAAAGTAAGAGGTCAAATAGCACCTGTTATGCCTATGGCTCCTCAACCTTTACCCAGAGTTCCTGTTATGCCACAAAGACCTAGAATGCCTGAAGCTTTACCTCCTAGAAGAGGTCCTATGAATAGAGGCTTGTCTGGTCTTATGAATCAAATACAAGGTCAACCAAGAATGATGATGGCAGAGGGTAGAGATGCAAATATGGTTGATTTTCTTAATTCAGATCCACGACAACAAATATTTGGTATAGAAACAAGAATTGGAATATTAGAAAACCAACTTCAAGAAGCATTAGCAAATAACGATAGACAATCATACGACATGATCGTGCAACAAATTAATGATGCTGATGCACAAAGAATTGAATTAATGAACCTGCCTGGTAATTTAGATAGAAGCAGAGATCAATTAATTGCAAGTGCTTCAAACAGAGCTAGTGATCCCGATCTATTTGTTGAAGAATTTTACGGTAGAATGGATCCCTTGCCAGAAGAAAGAGAGCCTTTAGATGTAAGATCAAGAATGCGTAATAAAAGATTGTTAGATATGATTAGAAACGGGTCTAGATTTAGAGGCGGTAAAGACAACGCAAGATCACCATCAAGAAGAGATTTAGAATTGATAGAAATGCAAAGAAGTCAAAGAGATTCTCTTGACGATATACTTTCAGATCTCGAAAAAAAAAACTAGATAGCCCCCCAGAAGAATCCATTTCAGTTAAAGATGTTACCGATATCTTTTTTGATCCAACAGACCCAGTAGATTATGCAGCCTTAGCAGGGGGTCCTTTTATTAAAGTAGGATTATCTGCAAAAAAAGCTAAAAGATTGTATGATTCCTTACAAAGAATTAGACAAAGAAAACGTCAAGCTCAAGTAGATTTTAAAAGAGGGCAAGCCGAAGATAGAGTGGGAGAACTTGCAGGCAGAAAACTCATAAAAAAATCTAGCGATAAATTTAAAGAATTGAGCATTAACGAAGAAAAAATATTAAAACAGCTAGAAGGCTATCAACCTGAATTACTTTAATGGCAAACAGAGCAGAAGTACTAGAAAACCTTAAAAAGGCAGCATCCGAAGGTAACATTCGTGAGGCTTATCGTGATTTTGAGGAACTCCCATTTATAGATCAAGTAACTATTAGTGTATCTCCTGGAATCGGAGACGCACTTGCAGCTTTTGAAGTAGGTGAGTTTAGTGCTAGGGGTGCAAAAAATATAGAAGATAAAGACTTTTTAGGAGCAACAGGTAACTACGCCTTAGCTGGTTTAAGTTTTGCCAGTCTCTATCCTTTACTTAGACTCTTTCGTGGTGCCAAAGCACTCAAAGCAATAGACCCTGTTGTTGATACTCCAGCCTTACCTGCAAAAATAGAAACAGCTAAAGTTGTAGAAGAGGCTGTCAAAGATGTACCTGTACCTAAAGTAGAAGAATTTAAACCCTTGTCTTTAGATGAAATGACCTACCCAGGTACAAAAACTAAAGATCTTGGGCTTACATCAAAAGCCGCTAAGTTTATCAATACCAATAAAAAATTACCTAATCAAGGCAAAGCCATAGGTTATATAAACGCATTAGAAAAAGCTGGTGTGCCTAAAGGAGAATTAAGATTATTAAATTTAATTGATGAGGCTGGAGAGATACATCCAAAACTTTTAAGTGAATTAGAAATAAGAAACCCTCAAGGCAAAATCACTAGGCAAAGACTAGCTAACTATATAAAGGCTAATCAACAAGATACTCTTAGAAAAAAAATGGTTTCTAAATATGATGCCGAAGCAAGAAACAGATTGATTAGAGTTTCTCCTTCTCAAAATCTTACCAACGAAAAAGAAATTACTTATCACATACCAGGTATAGAAAGAGGAGACGATCTTGGTAGGCATTATGGTGGCAAGCCAGAGCATGAAGCTCATTATTCTTTTGATGCTGCCGCTGAGTTTGAATTACCAAATTTAGATTTTCAACTTTTAAAAGAAGGAGACAAAATTTTAAATGTAGGCAGGATTCAGTCTGACTACTCAAGAGAATTAGGCGGCAGGTCTATTAAAAATAAAGAAAATCAATTTGAAAGAATATTAGATGATGAAAAAATAGATTTACTTGCTGATAATATGGATGCAAGTTTAAGAAGTTTTGCAATTAAAGTTGCTAGAGAAAACCCTCAACTTAAAACTGCGGATGAGCTAAAAACAAAAATTAATCAAAAAATTGAAGCAGGTAAAGATTTACCACCTGCTTTAGAAAATATGAAATTTGATCTTGATCAAATACAAACAGATATAACCACTATACGAGGCTATAACCCATTTGAAGCAATTCAGTCTGCTGTTAAAACCGCTCAAAAAGAATTCCCTATTACTCCATATATTGATGCTAAAGCTATCGCTGCTTTGAAAAAAGGTCTAAATGAATACAATAAAATTGTTCCTAAAGTAAATGAACTTTCACAAAAAGAATTAAAATTACAAGACGAAATAAAAGCAACGGGATTAGACTTAAATTCACCTTCCTTGAAAGACAGCCTAGATGAGTTATCTCAAATTCGTAAAGAAAGAACTGATCTAATTCCAAGTGATGTGATTGATAAGTTTGATGGGTTTACTCTAAACAAATCAGATTTAGAAGATGCAACAGGAAAAAAATTTACTGAATCTCTTGACAAAAGTTTGGATGAAATATTTTATGAGTTAGAAACGATTAAGCCTGGCTCTCCTGCTGTAAGACAAAAGTATGGTCCAGGAACACCAGGAGAAAGGGCTTTAAAATATTTTAATGAGCTGGTTAATAACAACGAAATGACGTTTGATATTGGCAACGGAGTAAAAATTCTTAAAAAAGCTACAAGAGTTAATACAGAGAATTTTAAAGGAGTTCCAATTGACCCTTATGCTAAAGGCACAAAAACAGAAATGTATAAGTTTCCTTTACGCGCAAGATTTGTCGAAGCTGTTGAAAGGGGTTTTGATGGGTTTTCTTTAGACTCAGCTGGAAAAAGACTTGGAGATGAAGCTCCTAGTGATGTTGATAATAAATTTTTAAAACCACTTTATGACCAAGATGGTCCAAATGAAATTAACAAAATGTTAAAAGACTTAGGCGTAGATCCAAAAGAGTATGTTGAAAGAATTGATGCAAAAGGTAATACACCTTTTTCAGGAACCTACGTTAAGATTGATGACGAGATAAGAAAGCTGGTTAAAGAAAAAGGTCTTGATGCATTTAAGGATGGTGGAGCAGTAGAAGACGATCTTCCTGATGTAGGCTCTATTACACCTATTGGTCCGTACACCAAACCTTTAAAACCAGACTTAACCTTTGGCGATCCTGTTATTAATAAACTCAAGAAAGCATTTAATTTTTTAGGTGATGTAAAAGAATTTATATTGCCAACTCCTAAAGTAACTGACCCTTTGTCTTTAGTAGATTATGTTACCAGTTCTAGCGCTCCAGTTGTTGCAGGAAAAACTGCTGTTAAAGGTCTGGGTAAAATAGATCTAGATGCAGAAGATTTAGAAGAATTTGTTGAATGGGTAAAAAGCAGTCGTAATAAATTTCAAAAAGACAGAGTAGCAGATATTTTAAAAAGAGATACAAAAGGTCCTGGTAAAGATATTAAAAATGTTACACAAAATTATTTAAAAGAAAACAATCTAGTTGATAAAAACGGTAATGTTCATTTATACAGATATTTAAATATAGCTGAATCTAACAAATTAAAACCAGACGAAGGCTTGTCAAGTCTTACTTTAAATCCAGAGCATGCAAAAATGATGGCTTATAAACAAGCTAATGTAACTGGAAGAAAATTAAAAGAAGGAGAAAAAGGTAGTGTTTTTGATGATATGGACCCAACATCAGCTAGCAAATATGAAGCAGTAACTATGTATAGAAAGCCAGTTGTTTTGGAGTATCAAGTGCCAGCAGAAAAAATAGACGCTTACTTGCCAGCTGTTTTTAACTCAATAGATGAATCTGGCGCAGGTTTTAATAATCTGGCTAGGATGAATGTAGAAAATAGTTACAGTCATTTAATTGATGATTTGGTGGATGAGGGTTACGATTTTTATGATGCAGCAGACGAGTTAAAAGGGCAATACGGTTTAGATGATATTTATGATTCTTTTGATATGGCTAATAAAGAATCAGAAGCTTTGGTTGATTTAACAAACATTAAACCAAAAAACATTTATATGGATAACTTAGAAATAGAGCAGATTGCTAATAATCCACTTATTGAAAAATTAGAATTTTATGCAGGTGGCCCTGTAGGTATACAAGAATCCTTAAATGAATTAAATAAAACCATATTGCCAAACCCACCTGACGTTGGATCTATAAAGCCAAATGATTTAGATACTTTAATCAAAGAAGTTGGTATTAGTCCAGTTGGATCTGAAGGATTGGAACGCCAAGCTATACTGTTAGCTATGGCAACACTCTCTATGAATCCTTTGCAAAGAGCCAAAGAAGTAAGAAAAGTAACAGCTCCATTAGTAAAAAAATTAAAGTCCTTGCACAAAGAAAAACAAAACTATGTTGAAAACAATAGTGCTACTCAACTTAATAAATACGCTGAAAGATTGAATAGATACAACAGAGATATTAAATCGACTGAAGATAGAATAAAATATGTTTCAGAATTGTATGATCCGAAAAATTACAATACAGGTGGTCCTGTTAGTATAGATAATATGCTAGCTGCCTTATGAATCTAGCACATCTTTCTGATCAAGAGATCAAAGAAACACTTATACTCAAAGAACGTCTTGAGTTATTAAAAAAACAACAAGGTTGTCAAGAGACATTTCTAGAGTTTATTGATCACATGTGGCCTGAGTTTATTTGTGGCCGTCACCATAAAATATTTGCAGAAAAGTTAGAGGATGTTGCTAATGGTAAATGCAACAGGCTTATTATTAACATGCCTCCTCGTCACACCAAGTCTGAATTTTGTTCTACTTATTTTCCAGCTTGGATTATGGGTAAACAGCCAAGAAGAAAAATTATGCAGACAACTCATACAGGTGAGTTAGCTGTAAGGTTTGGTCGTAAAGTTCGTAACATGATGGATGCTGAAGAATACAAACAGATCTTTCCTAAAGTAGAACTACGAGCAGACTCTAAATCAGCGGGTCGTTGGGAAACTGACAAAGGCGGAGAATACTTTGCCGCAGGTGTAGGAGGAGCTATTACAGGGCGAGGTGCGGATCTACTTATTATTGATGACCCTCATTCAGAGCAAGACGCTTTGAGTCCTACGGCTATGGAAGCCTGTTGGGAATGGTACACCTCTGGACCTAGGCAGCGTTTGCAGCCTGGTGGAGCTATCATCCTTGTTATGACGCGTTGGAGTTCAATTGATCTAACGGCTAAATTGTTAGACTCACAAAAAGAATCTTCAGCTGATCAATGGGAAGTTGTAGAGTTTCCAGCTATCTTTCCTGAAACAAACAATCCTTTATGGCCTGAGTTTTGGTCTATAGAGGAATTACAAAAAGTAAAAGCTTCTTTACCTGTGCAAAAATGGAATGCACAATGGATGCAAACACCTACCTCTGAAGAAGGCTCTATTGTCAAAAGAGAGTGGTGGAATGCTTGGGAAAGCGAAGCTTTGCCTCCAGTAAGTTATATTATTCAAAGCTACGATACGGCTTTTAGTAAAAAAGAAACAGCAGACTATTCAGCTATTTCAACGTGGGGTGTATTTAGACCTACACCCGATTCTCCTGATTGCATTATATTATTAGATGCGCAGAAAGATCGTTGGGATTTCCCAGAATTAAAAAGAGTAGCTTACGAAGAATACCAATATTGGGAACCTGATATGGTATTGATTGAGGCAAAAGCTTCGGGTACCCCTTTAACTCACGAACTTAGAAGATTGGGTATACCTGTCGTTAATTACTCTCCAACCAGAGGACATGACAAATCTACCAGAATGCACTCAGTTGCGCCTATCTTTGAGTCTGGTTTGGTTTATGCGCCCGAAAAAAAGTTTGCAGAAGAGATGATAGAGGAATGTGCTTCATTTCCCTTTGGTAAAAATGATGACCTATGCGATACTATGACTCAAGCTTTAATGAGATTTAGAGAAGGTGGTTTGGTTTCTCTTGGGGATGATTACGAAGATAGAGAGAAAGCGCCAGTAAAGAGGGTATACTATTAAGATGTTATTAATATTTCTTACAGAATATGAGGATGATGGTACAACATTTAGTGGCCCATGTATTATTTCAGAAAGCTGGAATCAAGCAGAAAAAGAAGCAACACGTTTTAATCTTAAAATTGTTGGCACTTTAGTTGACGCATTCCCAAGTTCTATGATTGAGGAAGAAGAAAAAAGAGTACTACACTAATGGCAATAGAAAAAGAAATTAATCCAACGGTTTTAAACGAAGAGAATCAAGTGCCGCTTGGCCAAGAAAACATGAAAGTTGCTATTGAAGCAATTATGGAATCAGGAACCGAAGGTTTTGAAATGCAAGAAGATGGTAGCGCTATTTTAGGCGAAACTATGACCGAAGAAGTAGAAACAGGTTTTGATGAAAACTTAGCTGAAATCTTAGACGATCAACAACTAGCAAACATATCAAATGAGTTAATGGCTGGTATTGAAAAAGATAAAGCCTCAAGAGAAGATTGGGAAAAAACTTATACTGATGGATTGAAATATTTAGGCATGAAGTTTGATGATGAAAGGTCTGAACCTTTTGAAGGCGCATCTGGTGTGATACATCCATTATTAGGTGAAGCTGTAACAACCTTCCAAGCTCAAGCTTACAAAGAACTTTTGCCGTCAGGTGGTCCAGTTAAAACTCAAGTCATAGGAGCTTATGATTCTTTGGTAGAAGAACAAGCGCAAAGAGTTAAAGAGTTTATGAACTACCAAATTACTCATGTAATGGAAGAGTTTGATCAAGAGTTAGACCAACTATTATTTTATTTACCACTAGCAGGATCTGCATTTAAAAAAGTTTATTATGATGAAAGTTTAGGTAGAGCTGTATCTAAGTTTATTGCGCCTGAAGATTTAATTGTTCCTTACTTTACAACTGATTTAGAAACTTGTCCTAGAATTACTAATGTTGTAAAAATATCAGAAAACGAAGTTAGGAAATTACAAGCACTAGGTTTTTACAGAAAGATAGATTTAGAAAGTGGTGATAACGCAGAAAACTATTCTGGTGTTAAAGAAGAAATAGATAAGCTTTCTGGTATGGAGCCATCTTACGATGATGGAGAGATATCTGTTTTATATGAAGTACATTGCAATTTAGAGCTTGACGGTTACGAAGACGTTGACGAAGAAGGCGAAATGACTGGAATAAAACTTCCTTATATTGTGACGATAGATGCTAATTCAAA